ATCACCCTCAAGAATAAACATTGATAATACAAATACCATCTCAATCATTGGTGCGTTCCATTGTTTCTTAGTTTATCAACTAAAGTTTCTAAATCTATTATGCGTTCTTCTAAAAATTGCACTTGCATATCTACCTTTTGTATTTGTGGCATATCTGCCTCAACATTTTCTTTTAACTTTTCTTGATTAGTTGATAAAAATTCTACTAACATATACAACTCGTTTATTTCTGGACTGACCATTTTTCCTTTAGGCACTCCATCTATAAATTCATTGGCTTTGTCTAAATCTTTAGATATTAATTGTAATTCAGTTTCAATAATATTTAATCTTTCAATTACACCAAATGCAAACCATGAACCAATTAGCAATCCCCCAATAATAGATATTAAATTTTTAGCAGGTAAACTTACCTTGCTGTCCTCTGACAAAGATATATTTCTTGGCATTACTGCACACCATCAAGTGATGCGTTTACTTCTACCCCCATTGCATCTGACCAATTTGAACCAGATGGCACTTTAACTTCTATCTTATGATATTTTCCAGATTGTCTAAATGAGGCAACACCATTATCATTGCAAGTTGTAAAGCCACTTTCTTTTGTAGTACCACCTGCACGTTCTCTACTCACTAAATTAATTTGACTTGGTGTATATCCTAAGTAAGTAACATTTAAAATATTTTGGTCTGGTGCAACCACAATAGAGAGTAGGGTATCATTAACAATAGTTGCTATGATAAACTTAGCATTGTTGAACTGACTACTTACATCATTTACTCTTATGACATCACCAACTGTAAGTTCAGTTGTAAATTTAGTTCCAGTGCCATTAATTGTAGTTGATGTAATACTTATTGTGCCACTTGCAACTTTAGGTTGCACATCTATAACTGGGTTTATGCTAGTCATAAATGTTCTTTTACCATCTGCATATTCTTGTTCACCTATGCTTATAGTTGCCTCTAAATTATTACCACTAAAAGTACCAAACTTATTATTGTTATCAAAAGCAGAGAAAAACAATGTTCCACCTTGCCATATTCTACTATCAAATGAATCTGTAAATGTTTCAATATCAGTGCTTATATTATCAAGTGCCTCAAGTGTTGTACCAGTGGTAAATGCACTAGATACATTTTGTGTTGCTACATCTATATAAGACCATCTATCAGCAGAATAATTATAACAAAGTATTCTATCTGGATTGCCACCAGATGAGTTGGTAGTAGGGTACGACCAAAAAATTAATTTATTTAATGGGTCATGCCCAGACGTAATTCTTAAAATATTAGATTGGTCTAAACTTTCATCAAACCATCTATCAATTTTGTTTTCACCTATAAGTGTTGTACTNTCACCATTTGTTTTACAAAAACCATCTTGTGATAANAAAAATGTTTCTGACCCAACTGTTTGAATACTACCATGTGCTATTGCACCTCGTTCTTGCTCAATGGCTCTAATTTGAAAGATAGATGAACCACCTACAAAGTTAAGTTGAAATATTTTATTTACACAAAGTATTATGCCAAACTCACCACCAACTATGCCAGTAATTTCTGATGTATCAAATAGTGTTTCTTCATCTGATTGGTCAACACCAATAGTCCAACTTGCATGATTGCCAATAGCAGACCAATGTAATTTATTTCTGTTTGTTGGTTGCCAACCACTAACTACAAAGTTCCTAACAACTGCTGTATGCCAATAGGTTGGTGGACTGCCACCTAAATCTGACCAACTTGTACTTGCATCTAACTGCCATACTTGAGGTGTATTAGAACCATTACTTGCAATGATATAGTTACCAAATTGAGTAAACTGCCAATCATTGTCAGCAGGTGTACTAAAAGTTGTGCTACCACTAACATCTGTAAATGTGTTGGCAAGATAACGATATAATTTTGTACTATCACCTGCAAAAGACGTTATGTTTCCTGCTGATGATTTAAAACTTGCAAAACCTTGACATCTATTGCCTAAAGCATTTGTACTTACTGGTGCTAGACCTTTTGTTGGCTTATAGCTTTTAAATGATGGCACTACATTTCTAGCCTCTGTCAAACCCTCGTTTCTGTATTCTGGGTGGTCTGGAGTCCAGTCCATGAATTGCTTGTAAGCCATAAACTTCTATTCCTCGTTTACAGTTGACCTCATAATCAATGGTGCGTCTTGGTTGTATTTATTCTTTGTATTTAAAGCCACAACCCTTTCAACTCCATTGTTATAAAAACTCAACCATTCTTGAATAATAGTAGGGTCAATACCTCTAATAAATGTGTGTGAAAAATATAATGCACCATACAAATAAACATCTGCATGATTTGTTAATATATCATTGTTATCACTATCATTAACTAATGTATCAAATTTCTTATAGTAATACATTTTAACCGAGTAGGTGCTATCTGGCATTGGGTAGAAATGTATATTATCACCAATGATAGTGTAAACCTCTGGTTGTCCTACTAATGAACCACCATACATACTAAATGCTGTTTCTGGTGTTACATACTGCAATGTATTTTTTTCACTACCATCTATATAAATAGTTGCAACACCTAAAAAGCCACTAGGCAATGCCTCTATTTCATCATTAACACTTAATGTAGCAAGGTTAATCATCTTGTTATAACCAATGTTAGCAAATTTACTGTTAAAGTCTTGTTCAGCTAGTGCAACAAAATCTGTTATCTCATTTGTTAAATCTGAACGACCTAACCAGTTAGCAATACTGGATTTTAGGTTTGCAAAATTGTTTAGTGCCATTTAAAAAGTTCCCTCTGATGTTCTTAAATATGCCCACTTAGGGTTATTTAGTTTACGTTGTAAATATTTGTGTTGTTCTTCACCCTCTAAACTGGTGAACATAAANCCATCTTCTTGCAACCATTGGTATGCAATAATAGTTGGTATTTCTGCAATGGCTCTCATAGACTTATCTNTATTGTAACCACTGCCAAATTCATTTCTTTGTGCTTTATTGTGTTTTAAAATGTTTTCAACATCTTGATATTTGTGTTCAATTAATGTTTGAGATTGTTCGTCTGCTTTAACAATCGTTCCCATTTCGCCATCATGTGTATGTTCGTATGTTTTAGCCATTTTTATTTATTTGTAATATTGTAAAATTTTGACAGGTACAGCATTTTTATTATTGACATTGATGCTTGATGTTGTTTGTTTTTTTGTTGCCCATTTATCAAGTTTAGTATCACCAACATAAACTTCTTTTGTAAATACTGTATAACACAACTTACAATTAGGTTTATCAATAGCTACTGTATCATTTGCTAAAATATCTAATTGTCTTACTTTCCAAGTGTCATCATTTTTATTAACACGCACAACGCAAACCATGTCAGAATTATCTTCAATTATTTTTATTTCAGCTTTGCCAACATTTAATAAGTAATTAAAAGCAGGTTCACTCCAGATGTTGTTTGTTCCGTCATAAATATAGTTTACAACCACTTTTTTATTTTTTAAATCTTTTACAACTTCACAATTTACTTGCGATTTTATTAAAGTTTCAAACTCATCTATATCTTTTAAAGATATATTATCTTTATCAGTCCATTCTTGAGTTACACAAAAAGAACCAGAACACAAAACATGAGCCATAGAGTTTTTAAAAATGTTAGTATTTGTTTCATGCTCTTGGTGAAATTTAGGGTCTGGACTTTCAATAAGTTGTGTTCTTGAAATAAAATCGCCATTTTTAGTTGCTTTTGTGAATGAAAATTGCATCTCATTATCTAAAGTATTGCAATTCCAAAATTCAAAAAATTTTTGTTTAATCATAGTTCCTCACTAGTGTTATGTGTTGTATGATTAGAAATTGCAGTAAAACCAATTATGTCATCAGTTAATTCAATTATTGTTTTAGTTTCTTTATTTAGATAATGTTTTGTTGAATCATAACCAAGTTCAACAAACCATTCATCTAAAATTTTATTTTCAAACTTGGTGTGTATTTTATCCCAATCGTCATGTTTATCTCTTAGAAAAAAGTTTTTTGGCATAGCAGAAAAATTAGTTGGTATATAATCAGTTCTAATTAAATCATCAAAAACAATTACGCCATTGACAATATGCTCACAGCCTTTTTCAGCATATATAGTTTGCTTTTTTTCATATTCTAAA